CTCGGCGGGGGGGGGGTTCATCCCTCGGTCTTTCCGGTGATGCGCTCGAGGTCGGCGGCCCGACGGCGGTAGCGGTTGACCAGCTTGCGAAGAAAGGCGTGGAGGTCGCTGCGCTGGCCTTCGCAAAAGGCTGATATGTCGCGCTCGTCGGCGCCGCCGGCCGAACCAAGCTCGCGGCCGATGGTTTCCAGATACTGGAACAAGCCCTCGGCCCGGCTGATGAAATCCTCGACCGAGGTGGCCTGCGTGGCCGCCGTGGCTACCGCCTGAAGTGCCTCAAGCTGCTGTGTCGGGTTCGGGTGGTTTCCGTTCGTGGCCATGCTCGCCGTCCTCCAATGTTTTCTGCAAGTCAATGATTTCCTTGGCGACGTCGGTCACCCGCTTGTCGAACATGTGGGCGAGCATGCGCGTCACGGTCCAACCCGATACCTGGGCCACGTCGCGCAGCGGCCACTGCTTGCCGCACCCCCTCAAAACGAAGAATTTGCCGACGTCGTAGGGGTGCAGCCCGCTCTTGGTTTTCATTCGCGCTGTACCTTGCCGTTCACCGGCTTCGGGCGTGGCGGGCGCTTGATCCGTTTGCGCATGGCAACAAGCTGGCCGAACAGGACCGGCGGCGCATCGCGCTCCAACTCGAGCAACATCGGCGCCAACACGGCATAACTGCTGGCAGGCAGGCCGCGCCTGCGCCAGTTGCTGACGAGCCGCTCGTCAACGCCGAATAGCTCGGCCACTTTGGAAGGGCCGCCAAGCGCGTCGATGGCCGTGCGAGCAAACCGTTTGCGAATTTCGTCGGGCATGCTGTGGTATGCCCAACATTTGGATAAATTGTCAATATCCGAATATCCAGAAAATTGCCGCTTGACAACCCAACGCCGTGTTGTATGCTCCGGTCATTGGAGCAATGGAGCACGGCAATGAAAACAGCCCCCACCTTCTACCTCGGCAGTCCCGAAACGGTCACCGCCTACCAACGCGAAGACATCGCAAAACTGCGGGACATCATCGAAACCGCCGAGGCGATCTGGTTCACCGAATGGCAGAACCAAGGGTCCAAGGACGAAGGCACTTGCTGCGGCGGTAAGGGCATCGAAGTCTGGTTCATCGCCCCGCGCAAGCGCGCAGCCAAGCCCAGCAACATCGTTCGCTGCGGATGGGTACAGGGCAACATCAGCGCACAGCGCACCGTGAAGCCCGCTCTCGACTACCTCAAGGCTCACGGCATCGAGGCTCGCTATAACGACGGCTGGATGGACTGACATGACCCCCAAACAACACTTCCGCCGCCTGCAATCCAGAAAATTGCCGCTTGACAACCCAACGCCGTGTTGTATGCTTCGGTCATTGGAGCAATGGAGAACGACAATGATCAACATCACCCAAGACCAAGCCCGCGAGATGGCCCAAACCGCTCGCCAGATTTGCCGAGCCCTCAGCGTCCCCGAATATGTGCTGCGCGAAGTTTCCGACCTGCAATTGATGCGCTTCGTGCGGCAACTGATGGACGAGGGCCGCTGACATGACCCCCAAACAACACTTCCGCCGCCTGCAATTCAAACTCGAAATTGCCGAGTTCGGAATGGGCCTGCCATCGGACCGCGAGCGCATTGGCGAGTGCGAATGCTGCGGTGAGCAAAAGCCGCTCAACTTCATCACCACTCCCCTCGGTCACAAAACCTGGGAATGCAAGGAATGCACGGCAGAGTGGGACGGGGACAGCGACGGCTTCAACGAACAGCAGGGGGGATACTGATGACCTACGAACCCGAGCGCGTCGACATGCGGATCGAGAGCATGAACGACGAGATACCGCTATGAGAAAATATACCAAGGAAGAATGCACTGCGATCAACCTGTTTCTGACAGAGCAACAAGACCGCATTGCTCGCATGCCCACAGCGATGCCGTTCAAGGCGGTCGAAGGCAACTTGGTCCTCAACTGGCTGCGCGCTCGCGTTGGCGCGGCAATGGATGAGGCATGACCATGACCGCCTACGTCTCCGACGCCCTCGCCATCGTGGCCCTCTCTCTGTTCTTGGCCAGCATCTTCATGCTGTGTGTGGTGCTGACATGAGCGACTACGCCAAATATCCGCGCACATGCCGCCTTTGCGGCGAGCGCGCTTGGGCATGGGACATGGTCAAGTATGGCACCCGCAACTATGCACACTTTGCTTGCTTCGTTGAGCGAAAAACAATGGCTGACATAGAGGCCCTGCCCGCGTGGCCACGGCAGCAACTAAACCTGTGGCGACAAACGAAAGCAGGCCGCGCAGTCATTGCCAAGGTCGAGGCTGAGGAAGCCCGCGAGGAAGCAGAGGCGCGGTCATGAAAACATCCGAGCAAATTAGCGAGCTGGCCGCCGCCTTGGCCGCGGCGCAGGGCATGATGGAGAACGCCATCATGAACCGCACCAACCCGCATTTTAAAACAAAATATGCCGATCTCGCTGCCGTCCTCAATGCCGCGCGCAAGCCGCTGTCCGCGAACGGGCTCGCCGTCGTTCAGACCATTGGCGACGGCGTGCTGCACACGCGGTTGCTGCATACGTCTGGCCAGTGGATTGCCAGCGAACACCCGCTGCCGATGTCTGGGCGGCCGCAGGAGATCGGTTCGGCATTGACCTACGCACGCCGTTATTCGCTTTCCGCGCTGATCGGCATTGCCGCCGATGAAGATGACGACGCCAACGCGGCGCAGAAAACTCCTAAAAATGGAACCGAGAAACTGACCGACGACGAGATCGATCAGTTAACCTATGCAATCGTGGCTAGCGGGCGCGAACTGGATTGGTTCTGCAAGTTTGCCCACATCGATGACCTGAGCGAGCTTGCCCCCGAACGCTTCGCCTCCGCGCTCGCCTACGTCAAGAAACTGCCGAAGGTGGATAATGCAGCAGGGTAGCCCCGAATGGCACGCGGCCAGATGTGGCAAGGTCACGGCGAGCCGAGTGCATGACATCGTGGCCGTCACCCGCTCCGGTGGTTACACGTCGGGCCGGAAAAATTATCTCGCAGAGTTGGTCACTGAAAGGCTGACCGGCCAACCGGCGCCGTCGTATCAGAGTGCCGCCATGGCCTATGGCATCGAGTGCGAACCGGAGGCCCGCTTTGCCTATGCGCTCGCCAAGGGTGTTGAGATCGAAGAAGTGGGGTTCATCCCCCATCCGACCATCGACGCGGCCGGTTGTTCGCCTGACGGCTATGTCGGCAAGGACGGCCTCTGCGAGATCAAATGCCCCAACAGCGCCACCCATATCGAAACGCTGCTCGGCGGTAAGATCGATCCCGGTTACTACGACCAATGCCAATTCCAGCTTGGTTGCACCGGTCGCGCGTGGGTTGATTTTGTCAGCTACGATCGGCGTCTGCCCGAACCCATGCGATTGCACATCACGCGCATCATGCGCGACGACAAGCGCATTGTAGAGTTGGATATCCAAACCGAGCAATTCCTCATCGATCTCGACGCCACCGTGGACCTGCTGCGCAAGCGATACATGCAGGAGGCGGCATGAGCCGCGCAGTCGCCATTCTGTGCAATTACAACGTCCGTAACCGGGTAATAAATACGGTTAGAAAGGCGCCGGATGGCACCATCGTTGAATTCCACAAACCCCGGCGCACGCTGGAGCAGAACGCCAAGATGTGGGCGATGCTCACCGAGATCGCAGTCAGCGGGGAACTGCGCGGGCAACGCTGGAACGCAGATCAGTGGAAATCGATCTTCATGCAGTCGCTCGGCCACCCGGTCGAGGTGCTGCCGTCACTCGATGGCACATCGTGGTTTCCGGCAAGCTTGGCGTCCTCGCGACTATCGAAAGGACAGATGGCCGAACTGATCGAATGCATGCTGGCGTGGGGCACCGAGAACGGCGTTAAGTTCGCAGACGATCCGGCCGACCATGCGCGTTGAATTCACCCTCGCCACTAAACTAGCCGCGCTGCGCCGCTGTGGCGGGCGCTGTGAGGCCAAGGGCTGCGGCTATATGTTCAAGAAGGTCGCCGGTGAATACGAGTTTGACCATGTAAACCCGGCCGCATTTTGCGACGGTGACGTGGGGCTAAACAACATAGCCGTGTTGTGCTGTGCCTGCCATGCCAAAAAAACTAAACAAGATGTCTCGCTGATCGCGAAAAGCAATCGCATCACCAAGAAGGAATTCGGCCTGACCAAAAGCGGCAGCATCCGCACGTGGAGGTCACGATGACCGACGAGGAGCGGCAGCGGTTTGCACGCAGATTGCGGGAACGCGACGCCGAGATCGAGCGGCTGCAGGCGGTCAGTGCAGAATTACATGACGCCCTCGATGAGGTCATCATCTGGTATTCATCCGGCTTTGCCCCACAGTCTCAGGCAATGGCACTGAGAAAGGCCAACGCGGCAATGGCCAACTACCGCGCCCTGGAGCCAAAGCCATGACCGACGAGGAAGGGCGGATGATCTTGAACAAGCTGTTTGAGCGCGGCAATGAGATCAGACGGCTGCGCGAAGCCCTGCAAAACATCGTTATTGGCGGCATCGGCGAGCGCAACTTCACCTTGTCCGAAATGCGGGCTTATGCCGAGGATGCACTCAAATGAGTTTCGCCGGCTTCCGTACCCCGCCGGCGGAAGGCGCCGCCCCGTCCATTGCTCCAACAATGCTGGGGCGGCGTCGTAATATGAGGCCAGCCATGATCCCCAATTGGGCCGCACCTTTCGGCTGGGTGCTGTTCTGCATCGCCTGCGGCACGCTGCTGGCAATCGTTCTGCTCGGCTGTCAGATGCCGCTGCGATGAGCGGCGACACGGTCGTGCTGGTGACTGCGGTCGCCGTGCTGCTGTTGGCGCTGCTGGGCGCGGCGCTGGTTAGCTGGTGGGTGTGGCAGGGAGGTAGGGATACATGACGTGCACTTCATCGTCAGTGCCGACGCCCAGACTGTCGGCAAGCCCCGGGGAGAGGTCCGCCGCACGGCCGGTCTGTTCCTCATGCGGCCCCCAATCGGCAACGTGAGCAAGCCGCATAACGCCAGTGTCGGCGTTGGTGACCATCGCCATCTGTGGCCCTCGCAGCATTTCCTTGGGCGTGACGTCGTAGTCCCAACGGCAGGCCACATAGAACACCGAAGGATCGAGCCGCCGCGCCATCCCGGTCGTGGAGGGCGGCTGCTTTCCCAGCATGAGCCAGGGGCACTCCTCCGGCTGGTACCACATGGCAAGCCCCTCGCTGGGGCTGACCCCGGTGTCAGCGGGGCCCCCGAAGGTGCTGCACGTACCCGACGCCGCAAACAGAACATCGCTCGGGGGTTCGGGCTCGGGGCCGGGGATCGGGCTGCTGTCATCACCGGCAACGGCGCTCGCAATCGCAGAGCAGATTTCGACAAAGCGCGAGCGCACAATATTGCAGTCGCTTGGATTATCACAGAACGAAATTTCCAGAAGGGCACTTACCTCCCGAGTTGAGTTCAAAAATTTGAGGTCGCTTCTGTACTTGGCCCCGCGATTTGTCAGCCCAGAAGCGGCACAGATCGCATCCACTATGTCCCACGCGAGTTGCTCACCCGCATCCGAAACGAACAGCACCTCACAACCGTGAGCGTTACCATCGTAGCAATTCAGGTGCACCGACAGATCGTAATCATGGTCGCCCTGCGCATTGTGCCAATTTACGATCGTAGACAAGTTGGTGCTCTGATCCCGGCTTGTATTGTCGTGGAATACTTCCGTATCGACACCGAGCATGCGCAGCCGTGCTGCCGTTTCGTCTGTGATCTTTCGCGCTTCGTCAACCTCGTCCATGCATGGCGGAATAGGCGAACCAGATGCGCCGCGGATATATTTGCCGTGACCGGACGAAATACAGACCTTCACGGCGCAAACCCTCCGAGCAGCCGCACCCGCAATTCGTTGGTGCCCGCCGGCGCCGTCCCGGCCACATCGAGTGCCACCGCGAACTCGCGCAGCTCCGGCTGCACCACCGGCCGCTCGCGGGTGCCGCTGCGAATTTTGAGGAAGCCGGCATTTAGTCGCGGAACGATCACGCCCGTCCCAGCAATTACCTTATAGGTGAGTTCGATCCCGTCGGGCATGAACAGATCGTTCCACATAATGCCGTCACTACTGGTCAGAAAGGAAATCGTATCGCCAACAAATCCTCCTGGCATGGTCAACTTTACTATCGGCCCCGCGCTGCAATCGAGGCCGGCACTCAGGCTGGCGCCAGCGTCGATGATCGGCCCGTTGATGATGGTCAGCGGCATTGTCATTTCTCCGTCGGTGGACAGGTGGGCGGGATCCAATCGAGCGCGAACTTGCGCGCCCGGGCGTGGGCGTTGATGGCGTTGACGATGCCAACGCGGGCGCGCTTGGGCTGCTCGGTGTTGGGGTCTTTCTGCCAGACGCTGTAGAGGTGCTGCGTGGCTTCTTCCAAGCCCTTGTCGATGCCGTGCAATGCGATATCGCGCACGCGCTCGCGCTCGGTCGGGTCCATGCAATCAAACGGGATGTTGCCCTCGGCTTCGCGCTCGAACTGCCCAAGCACAAGCAAAGTGATGGCCACGGTGGTCATGCCGACAACGATGCCGACGAACCGATCT